GGACTTTAATTTCTGAAAATTTAATTAATATTAAAAATTTCGGAATTATATCGGGATCGGTCGAGGATCGCATTAAACAGTTCAAATCTTATCTAAGTTTGTAATATTTATAACTAAACCATACAATGAAACGTAAAGAACTATATCAATTTATTCGTGAAGGAATTATAGAAGAATTAAGTTTAGCTGAAGGACCACAAGAAGATAAGGCTGCTTTAGATGCTAAAAAAAATGCTATAAATAAAGAAATAGTAGCTTTAAAAAAGAAATTAGATGAATTAAGAAAGAAAGGTCCTGAAAGTCAAGAAACTAATGCTAAAACCGCATATAATGATCTTATAAAAGCTATAAATGATGATATTAAATTTAAACAAGAAGAATTAAAAAAACTTAATCAACCACAATCAACATTAGCAGAATCTGATCTTGAAGAATCTCGTAAAGCTAACAAAATTAGATTAGGTGACGATGAAACTAAAATAACTTTAGCTAAAGAATTATATGGTCCTGAAACTATTGAAGGTCGTTTAATAACCGCTATTGAAGGATCTGAAGATGGTTTAACACAAAAAGAATTAGAAACAGCATTGAAGAAGATTTCATCATTAAAGATTTCATCATTAAACCCATATATTGAAAAATTAGCATTTGCTCAAGTTTTAGCTAAACCAGCTAAGACAGCAACCGCTGAACCTGAACCAACAGTAGAACCAGAAGATGAAGATGATGTAGAGGTACAAGACGACTACGAAAAACCAGAAGAAGAAGAATCTGTACCTGAAGAACCAAAAAGTAAAGAAGAAATAGAAAAAGATAAACTTGCACAAGCTTTTAAAAACTTGTCAGATGAGGAAACTAAAAAATTTAATGGATTTTTAACATCTGTTAAGAAAAATAAAGATGATAAAGCTAAAATTGATGCTATTTTAAAATTAGCAAAGGATAAGAAATTTTCACCAACATTAATGAATTTTTTATTTAACGCTGCTGGTAGAGATTCTTTAAAAAACATATGAGTAAGCTTAAAAATATAATTCCTTATATTGTAATAGTTATTCTATTTGTTTTACTTGTATTTCAAAATAAACAAACGTTAAATATTAAAGATCGTTTAAAAGAGTTAAATCAACAAAACGATTCACTTGCTTTAGATATTAAAGCAAAACAAGCCCAAATTTTAGAACTCAATTCTATAGCTGAAAAATTTAAAGAAGAAATAGAAAAAGATAAAGCAGAATTAGAAGTTTTAAAAGAAAAAAGTAAACAAAACAAAAATAAACATGATAAAGAACGCGATCGTATTAATAATCTTGATGCTAAGTCCGTTGTTAGCGAATTCACAGACGCTTTCAAATGATGAGCAATGTTGCGTTCCTTGTATAGCATTAAAAAACGCTTTACTAGTAAAAACCGAACGTGACTTTTTAAAAACTCAAATTGGAATCACTCGTGATTCTATACTTGTCTTAGATAAAGTTGTTTTAAAACAGGATATCGTTATTAAAACGCAAGATAAATCAATTAATTTGTATAAACAAAACGAATTAAATTATACTCAAATTATTGACAATAAAGACGAAGAAATTCAATTATATAAAAACGATATTAAAAAGCATAAACGTGCTAAAGTAGTATCCTATATTGTAGGAGGAACTTGCATTATCTTAAGTCTGCTTCTAGCTATATGAGTCAAGATTTAAGACAAATAATTAGAGAAGAATACATCAAGTGTGCAAAAGACCCAGCACACTTTATGAAAAAATATTGTTACATTCAGCACCCGACTCGTGGTAGAATTATATTTAACTTATACCCATTTCAAGGTAAAGTATTAAATTTATGGAGGGATAATCCATACAACATTGTACTCAAATCACGCCAGTTAGGTATATCAACATTATGTGCTGGATATTCTTTATGGTTAATGTTATTTCATAAAGATAAAAACGTATTGTGTTTAGCAACTAAACAAGAAACTGCTAAAAACATGGTTACAAAGGTAAGATTTATGTACGATAACTTACCTACGTGGCTTAAAGGAGGAGAAAAACCTTCTGAAAATAATAAACTATCACTTAAATTAGCAAATGGCTCTCAAATTAAAGCAGTATCAGCAGCAGGCGATGCTGGTCGATCTGAAGCAGTATCTTTGTTGTTAGTTGACGAGGCTGCATTTATTGAAAACATAGCTGAGATATGGGCCTCTGCTCAACAAACATTAGCCACTGGTGGTGGTGCTATCGTATTATCTACTCCATTTGGTACTGGTAATTGGTTTCACAAAACCTGGGTCTCAGCTGAAGCTCAAGAAAACGATTTTCTTCCAATTAAATTACCTTGGATGGTTCATCCTGAACGAGATGAAGCTTGGAGAAAAAAACAAGACGAATTACTAGGTGACCCAAGATTAGCAGCACAAGAATGTGACTGTGATTTTACAACTTCAGGTGATGTAGTATACTACCCTGAACACATAGAATATTATTCAACTACTACAATATCAGAACCTGTAGAAAGAAGAGGTGTAGATAAAAATTTGTGGGTTTGGGAATCCCCAGATTACACTAGAAATTATATGGTAGTAGCTGACGTAGCTAGAGGGGATGGAAAAGATTTTTCTGTATTTCATATATTTGATATTGAAACAAATGCTCAAGTAGCAGCTTATAAAGGACAATTACCACCTAAAGAATTCGGTTATTTACTTTGTGGTATAGCTACTGAATATAATGAAGCATTACTTATAGTTGAAAACAATAATATTGGTTGGTCTACATTAGACTCAATTCAAGAAAGAGGATATAGAAATCTATATTATTCACCTAAAAGTGATGTCGCAAATTCTGATTCGTATTTTAGTAGATACGAAGATACATCCAAAATGACACCTGGATTTACTATGTCTTTAAGAACTAGACCATTAGTAATTAATAAAGGTAGAGAGTATTTTGGAGATCATAGTGTACTCATTAGAGATAGACGTTTACTAGAAGAAATGAAAGTATTTGTTTGGAAAAATGGTAGAGCAGAAGCACAAACTGGGTACAATGATGATATGGTAATGTCGTATAGTATTGCTATGTATGTTCGTGACACAGCATTAAAATATAGACAACAAGGAATAGAATTGACTAAAGCAACTTTAAATAACATACAAAAACCATCCTCATATCAGGGGGCTTATTTTGCATCAGGTATGGATAATCCATATGTAATGAAAACTGGTGAAAATGATACCGAAGATTTAGGGTGGCTATTATAATTTAACCTATGGCAGACGTAAGTATATTTTCAAGACTAAAAAGATTATTTTCAACTGACGTTATTATTCGTAACGAAGGTGGTAATCAAATTAAAGTAATTGACACTGACTCAATTCAAAGGAGTGGTCGATATGAAACAAATTCATTATTAGACAGATACAACCGTATCTACTCAGCAAACGCCTCTTCACTTTACGGTCAACAATTAAACGTAAATTATCAATACTTAAGAACACAACTATACTCAGATTATGATGTTATGGACAACGATGCTATTATAGCATCTGCTCTTGATATTATAGCTGATGAATGTTCTTTAAAAAACGAAATGGGAGAAGTACTCCAAATCCGCAGCTCAGACGAAGACATTCAGAAAATACTTTATAACTTGTTTTATGACGTATTAAACATTGAATTTAACTTATGGTCTTGGACTCGCCAAATGTGCAAATATGGTGATTTCTTTTTAAAATTAGAAATTGCAGAAAAATTTGGTGTATATAATGTTTTACCATACACTGCATATCACATGGAACGTCAAGAAGGTTGGGATAAGGATAATCCAATGTCTGTTCGTTTTAAATATAGCCCTGATGGGTATGTAGGTGGTGGTTACGGACAGTTTAGTATACCACATCAATTTAGTCCTGACACAACAGGAATATATTTTGATAACTACGAAATAGCACATTTCCGTTTACTTACAGATGTAAACTATTTGCCTTACGGACGTTCATATATTGAACCAGCTCGTAAATTATACAAACAATATTCATTAATGGAAGATGCTATGTTAATTCATAGGATCTCTCGCGCACCAGAAAAACGTATTTTCTATATTAATGTAGGTTCTATTCCTCCAAATGAAGTAGAAAACTTCATGAAGAAGACTATTGCTACAATGAAAAAAACACCTTACGTAGATCAACAAACAGGTGAATATAACTTAAAATACAACATGCAAAACATGTTAGAAGATTTTTATATTCCTGTTCGTGGTAACGATAGTGCTACTAAAATTGAAACTACTAAAGGTTTAGATTATACTGGAATGGAAGATGTAGTTTATTTAAGAGATAAACTATTTGCCGCTCTTAAAGTACCTAAAGCATTTATGGGTTACGAAAAAGATTTAACTGGTAAAGCAACATTAGCAGCTGAAGATATTCGTTTTGCTCGTACAATTGATAGAATTCAACGTATACTTTTATCTGAATTATATCGTATTGCTTTAGTACATTTATATGTTCAAGGATATAAAGGTGAAGCGTTAACTAATTTTGAATTATCATTAACTACTCCATCTATTATATACGATCAAGAACGTATTGCGTTGATGAAAGAAAAAGTTGACTTAGCTAAAAACATAATGGATGCTCAACTTTTACCTACAGATTGGATTTACCACCACATATTCCACTTCAGTGAAGATCAATATGATGAATATAGAGATCTTATACTTCAAGATGCTAAACGTAAATTCCGCTTAGCTCAAGTAACTGAAGAAGGTAATGACCCACTTGAAACCGGCAAATCGTATGGTACACCCCATGATTTAGCTGCACTATATGGTAAGGGACGTATGATTTCTGACCCAGGAAATGTACCAGCAGGATATAATAAAGATGTTGAGTTAGGTCGCCCTGAAGAAAAAGTAACAAACATCAACACTCAAGACAATGTTTTTGGTAGAGATAGATTAGGCCGCCAGGCAGCTAAAGTAGATGATCAACCGGATTTTAATAGCAAAGCATTAACTGAAAACGTTAAATTAAAAAATTCGCAATTCATAAATGAAATTGAAAAGAAATTGGTCTTCCAATCAGATAAAGCAAAAGAATCGTTGCTAGATGAAAACCAATTGCGAGATTAATCTATCCTGATATATTTATAATAAAAGCATACTTAAATGTTAATCAAACATTCAAAATTTAAAAACACCGGTATTCTCTTTGAACTTTTAGTCAGACAAATCACTGCTGATACATTATCTGGCAAGAATTCCGAAGCTTTAGGTATTTTAAAAAAATACTTTAGCAAAACAGAATTAGGTCGTGAGTATAAGTTATATGAAAGCTTAACCAAACGTACTAACTTAACGGAAGGTAAAGCAAACCTTGTAATTGACACTGTACTTGAAAGTGCAAAACAATTAAATAAATCTGCACTTAAAAGACAAAAATACAATTTAATTAAAGAAATTAAAAATCATTACGATTTAGAACAATTCTTTAAAACAAAATTACCTAATTACAAAGCTCAAGCTGCTACATACACATTGATTGAATCTGTGGAAATAAAAGCAGCAAAAACCGAACAAGTTATTACAAACAAATTAGCTGTATTAGAACATTTAACTTCTACAACATCTAAAAAAGAAAATAAAACAGAAGAGGTTTTTGAAGAATTAAACAAAGCAGATAAAGGTACTCGTATTTTAACATACAAACTTTTATTAGATAAATTTAACAGCAAATACGCTAATTTTAGCCCTAGTAAAAAAGATATACTTAAAGAATTCATCAACTGCGAAGACAACCCAGTAAAATTAAAAGAATTCTATAATTCCAAAACTATCGAAATTAAAAATCGCTTATTTGAATTAAACAAGAAAACAAGCGATAAGGTTACTAAAATTAAATTAACCGAAACAATTGGTCTTTTAGCTGAATTAGGTAAAAACGATAAAGTAAACAACGATCATATGGTTAATTTGTTACAGTATTGTGATTTACTTGACGAATTGAAAAAGATAAATGGATAA